GTAACCTTGATAAGATAGCGAACAAAAGTATGTCACTAGTTTCGTTATAACTCGTACTTTTTAATGTATCTACTAAATAACCTTCCAATTGTGGATTCAAACATATTTCTTTTGCAAATTTGTCTCTAGGTCCTAAGTCCATGATAGTGGTAGGGAAGAACAAATTTCTATTGTTCATTCCTTTATATACAGGACCTACGGGTTCCCAGTTATTATTCAATAAATTTTTCTTCATAGGAAGTTGACCTATAAATTGACCTGTTGAGTAATCGAATGGTGTAGATCTATAGAAAAAAGAAAATCTATCTTCATCAAAATAAATAGGACCTTGGTTTGTTGTAACTTGGATTAATACGGGGTCTTTAGTCCCACAAAACTTATATTTTTTTACATTACCGGCACTATCAAAAATTGTTTGTTTTCTGAAAGAAAAACTATAAAGGGTACCATTTACCCAATTATTTTGAAATACGTGACTAATTACTCCTCGACAAGCACCAAATACAAATCTAAATCTTGCCTTCCATTCTGCCAAGTATTTGAAATCGTCTTTTATTGTTTTAAATAATTCATCCTGTACAAAATAATAACACCCACCTTTAACCCTTGTTTTTTTAGGGTTTGTTGGGAAATTTGCAGCACATGGTTGTTTTACTCCGAAATTTTCACCACTACCTGAATAACATTCTAATAATGTTAATTGGTCACAAGTTAATGAACCCAAAACAGCGTCACTTATACCCGTATTGTCATCTTCAAAATCTAATAAGTTATTTGTATTATCAGTTGGTTGCATGTCAAATTTAGGTACTACAGTTACGTCACCTTCATCTGTTAATTTATACATCAAGAATTTATTGTTAAGATGAAGTGAAAAAGACGTATTTCCTGATACATCAACTATATCGACTTATCATTTGAACCGTAGGTGTGTAATCTAAATGGTATGCCGGTGAGAAAGTCCTACTATGTCTATTTTGTTGTAGTTGTGGCATCCACACCTCTTGTGGTTCATATCCCGCAAGTAATGTACCTCCTTCAATGTGACCTTGTGGTGATGTAGCACAAAGTGATAGTTGCCCCTGCCATGCACCAGCCATTACAACAACATCTAATACTACACCACCTAAACCTATCTGTACTGATACACCAACATCCCATAAAAGTTGATTCGTAGTTGGGTCGTAATACTGATATTGCATACCGTACCACATATATTCGTTTGTTGCATTATTAAACTGAGCAGTTAATGTTACGTTTCCAGGGTTGTTTGGTCCAATGTAGGTAGTGTAGAAAATATCCCCCAAGTTTACACTTGGTGCGTTTGTTACCACAGTTGGACCCTGAGTTGAATAGTTTTCCCACGCACCGGGACCTGTAAAAATGTTACATGGTATACCAGCGATTGATGGTACACAAGAAGTACTTATCCCAAATTGTGATGCCTGAACGTTATTAGCAAAAGCGTAAGCGGTTGGGTTGTAAAACCATGTGTATGTTTGTGTTGTCGATTGAGGAGAACCGTATTGGAAACCAATGGTACTTTTACCTAATTCTGTACCGTTACATGCAATATCTGAATAAACACCTCCAGGTGATGTGAATTGACTTAAAGTAAATGAATCACCAACCCAAGCAAGAGTATTTAATCTAGATTTATCAGTAGAATTATAATATTTTACTATGTTGTTGGTAAATGAACTGAATGGTGTTTGTATTACAAATGAATACGGTTCATGATATAAAACAGTATTTAGATTGTTTGTGACTTGGTGACTTTCAGGTGTTACATAGTTATTTCTCCAACTGTTGTTGGATATAGGGGTATTAGTGTTCTGTTTTATTGGTATATTCAAATAATAACTTCCTTGAACAACAGGTCCTTGATTAAATCCATAACCAAAAAGAACTGATAGGTCATATTTTATATTTTGCTTTTGTGTGTACGGGTCAACCCCTCTAGACATGAATATAATTTCTTGGTCTTGGAATGAATCGTAAGCATTTAGCGGATTTGCCAAATATGTTTGTGCTAAAGGGTTAGCATAATAAACTCTTTGTGTTTTGTTAAATAAATATTTGTTGAGTAGACAATTAATAGAATTAGCATTTGTTGCTGCTGAAAATTGTGTAACTGTCCCTCCTGTAATTACTTGGAAGTATTCATTACCGGCAACAAAATTATACGCCTTACCGTCTTCTGTTATTTTTAATAATAAGTTAGCGTTACTAACGGTACCACCTGTAGTTATGTATGAAACTGTTTTAGATATTAAGACGTTTTGATTTGGGTTCGTAGTACCAGTTACACTAGTCGTATTGAATTGATTTAGTGTTGCGCCTGTTAGGTTAGGGTCATTTATTTTTGTAGTATCATGAAAACTAATTAAATCTCCTGGCACTAGTAATTGGAGGGTTCCCGGATCACAGACAACCATAAGAACTGAATCGGTGAAAGATTGTGAAGGAAAAACTTGAGTTCCGTTTGGTATTGTGTTTGAAACTGTTGTTCTAATAACATTTACACCTTCAAAATATCTGGCTCTTAAGTTAGCCATGTTTAATGACTGAGATAATGTAACATCATTTCCTAAATACTTATAACTCGAACCCTGATTTGGGATTTCTACTATTGGTAATCTAGCCAACTTAGGGTCCATATTATTAACACCTAAATTAGAACCGTCTAAATATTGGTAACCAGCAACCGCTTGTCTCAATCCGTTATTTTCACCTTCACTTGCGTTCGGACTTATAACCAGTCCTTCGAAAGATGATAATGAGTTTGAGTTTATTAATTGACTATAGTTACCCTCACTAACCCCAAAATTTGCAAAAGGGTTGAAATTAACATTAGCATCCAAAGATGCATCCTCGCAATTACAAGCCTCACAATCGGGATAGGACATCATAGGTAATGATATTCTTTTAAAAGGGTTGTTTTCGGATAATTTTTTTAAAGTTTCTTTGTTACAGCCACCTACCGGTTTGTTTCCATTTGTAAGAAATCTTATCGCCTTACAAATTTGATATACAACCCCGTTGATGAAATTAATTAACTTATTTACAAACCTAACCACAATTGGGTACAAAAATGCTGCAACATGTAGTAATACTATAATTGTGGCAAATACAGGTGATAAAACTGTAATAAGTAAGTTGAATAGGAAATAAATAAAATCGAAGTTCCTAACACCGTCGTTTACGGGAAATCTGTTTGTGGTTGTTGAGCAACTCCTATCTGTTATTTCTTTTATTCCTAAATGTCTAGCCCTATTGTACCCCCATTTCCACCTATCGATAAAATTTGCAACCGTGTAGACACGATTAAAATTCATTTCAAAAAATCTATCTTCACAATTGATAGCTTCTTGTATCATAAGATTACCAATTGTTGTAGCAGTATCACCGTAATCGTTCCAATCTAGACTAAAGGCATATGATTGTTTTTGTAAAGTATCATCTGTAGGTGCTTCATTTTGTGATAAAGACCAACCATACTCTTTAATATTTGGGACGAGATAATCGGCCCTCATTGCATTATTCTCTTCACCATCTTCATTTTGATATTGGATTCTGAACCTATATTTACCTTTAGTTGGTATACCTGTTGTTGGGTCATTTGATATTATTTGTTCACCGAATTCATTTGTGCTAACATAATCAAAATTCATAGGTACCTCCACTAACCAAGTTCCACTATCATCAATTACATTTCCACCATCTTGAAATTTATATTCTTCTAATACAGGTAATCCTTGGCTATCGTTGAAGACTGTTTGTCTTAATGCTAAAATTTTTCCCGCACCGGTAACTAAATCACATAAATTACCTGAATCGAACTTTGGTTTACAATTAACGTTCAAGGTATCCTCTTCACTTGTTGAAAATATAGATCCCATAAAGATTGCCTGTGGTTGAATCTCTATACCTGAATCTCTCAAGTCAAAATCAATTCTTGTAATACCTACGTTACATATATTTTCCTCACCCCAAAAAGATGCAACTTCAACATCTTTTGCTTGATTTACTATTTGAGGTAATGAATCTAAATTTTCAGATGATCTAAAATTGGGTCCTGCAAATTGTGATTCAACACCAAGACCTTGTCTAACTAAATCTGTGGGTCTTTGTGAGAAACATCCTATATTTGAGAGGTCTAAATCCATTACCACTGTCTGAATTCCTAGTGGCACACCAACTATCATAAAGTCTCCACTTTCATTAGTTCTTACAGTGTACTTGTAGTATTTTTCATATACCTCTAAGACCTCTTTTCTGTTCAAGACATCTTCTATGTCAGGAAAAGTACCGGTTGGTGTGTGTCCACCATATTCTTGGACATAAGGTAAAAGATTATAACGGTAACCTTCATCATTTTTATCTGAAACCGTTTTATATGGGTAAAGGGTTGAAATGACAATGTCATTTTCATCTTCAGTCGTTAAAGGTACAAATACTGATATTGATACGTTTGGTACACCGTACCCACCATTCGCAATTACTCTTCCAACTACAACACCATAATCGGCACAAAAACGAGTATAAACATCTTCTTGTTTTAATTTTAATGATAAAATTTCAATCAAGTCAAAATCTTGTTGAATATCGATTCTGATGTTTTTATCAATTCCAGGTGTTGTTCTAATTCTATAGCTTTTGGACATAGTATCGTTTAAAAATAAATAGTCAAATTGACTATTTTAAAAGTAGTATGTCATTTTGTAAAATAAATAATCTTACATGAAATCTACACTAGTTAGATTTTTAACTCTAACTTTGATGTCCTTATTTGGGAATCTGATTTGATAAATTTGGTCGGGTTCTGCAAATATCGTATCGTCAATTAACTCAATTTGTTTAGTAGTGTTGTCAATATATCTTTGTGATGTTTCGGAAGAAGAGTATTGACCCCCAACCCTATTATATACTCTTATTTCTGTTAAACTATTAATACCTTCAATACTTTGTACTAATTGTCTTATTTCAGATACATTTACATTTTCTCCAAGTTCCCTTGTTGATGGAGCCATATAATTTGTGACATTGTTAATTATTTGTGTAATTACTTGGCTTTGTGAACCAGCAGCGGTTAAAACAACAAAAAACTCAAATTCTAAATCTATAACTTTTGCAACTTCTATAGATATATAATCATTTATCATTCTATACTTAGATAGGTATGTTGCTAAATTTGTTTTTAAATTGTTAGACACTATTTGAGTTAATGCTCCTTGGGCATCAAAAGACAAGATTTTAACTAAAATTTTATTATTAAATTCTGTTATAGAAACTTTAGCTGGTGCACCATATTGACCAGGCATAGTATCTATTAAAGATTTGTAGTCATTTATAGTTACTGCTCTTTTTTGAGCTGCGAAGTTATATGTAACCATATTTCTTACTTCATTCAAAGAAGGTTGGTTAGCACCTCCTATAGCTGCGGTAACGTTAGTTACTCGTATTGACTGTGTTACATTGTTGTTAATAACAGTGGTGTTAGCCTTAACGGTTAATCCTAACCCTATATTATTTTGATAATTTTGTAAAGTAAGTGGAACTCCTGTAGTGGTAAATTGGTTTAACTGTTCTTCAGGTGTTACCGTACCATTACCAAATTGAATTCTTAAAAACCCTTCAGGTGTATATTCAGTGATAAAACGATTATCTGTTTTAATATATTTACCAACTTTAACACCAGCATCATCAACCGGTTTTGTTGGGTCTTCAATAAAAACGGTATTTTCAACTAACGCATCTACTTCATACCACTTATTTGGTGAACTTTGAAACTCTGAAAAAGATGGTGTAGATTGGTAATTAGTTCCGTCTTTTTGTATAATAGAAGTCACACCCAATACATTCTTTTCAGGTAAAAAGAAACTGTAAAATGGCGTTACTTCAGCAGGTGTTATAACTTTTTTGAAAACTTGGGTACTTCCATTAACAACGATTTCTCTTTTGGTAATAACATAACTTGTTGGTGCGGAATTGTTATCGCTAAATTGTGGAATTTTTGTTCTATTTACAAACCCTTCTCTATTGAATTGTGTTGAGAAATCAATGTCATAAACGGTTTCGAATGTTGTACCTCCACCATTAAATTGTGCACCTGCCCTTAGTATTCCAAGGTATCTTACATCTTCAGAATCACCAAATGCCGGTACTGTAATTGATATATCTACAAGAGCAACTGAAGGTCTAAACCCCGGAACTTTCAAACCGTAGGTTCTGGCAATATTAAATATAGATGATCTTTGTTGTGCAAACTGTAATACAGTTTCTTGAATACTTCTATCAATATGGAAATGTAAATTGTCTCCTATCGCTGCGTTCAAATCCATCAAAACAGAAAAAACAGAAGCATCATTAAAATTTTGTATTAATTCTGGATAATACTGTTGTGTATAATCGATTAGATCTTGTCTTAGCGCTTCAAAATCTCTATCAGTGTAAGCTATCCTTCTATTTGCCATATTTTATAAATTGATAATAACGAATTGTCTTGTTCCGAAAGCACTACTTTCGTCAATATATTCTATTTTTATTTTTGCGGTATATTCTTCAGTATTAGCACCTGGTATAGCATAAACAGGGATGTCTTGTTCAGGCACAACTAATTCACCTAAAGATGGTTCCGCATTTACATATGGTTCAATACTTATATTTTGTATAGTCAAGTTTGGAATAAATGTTGAAATTGATTCTTCTATTTCACTTCTAAGTGTAGAAAACGTATCCCCATCCAAAGGTTCAAAAATAAATTCATAAAGTCTAGTTCCAAAATTAGGTAGATAATATCTTGACCCTTTTCTTGTTAATAAAAGGTGAACAAGATTAGCCCTTATTTCCTCATCCGGTGTTTGTGTTAATGAAACATATTTTCCCTGTAGACTCTGTCTTAATGGGAAATTTAAACCATATGTAATTCCGTTTGCCATATTAGATAAATATAGTGTCGCGATATTTTCAATAAATAGTTATTAAATAAAAAATCCCGACATAATGTCGGGATTAGTGT